CAGAAGGTCCGATTCCTTGTAATTGGCAGAATCTTTTAAGACTCCATGTGCAAAAACGCATCGGTATCTTCTTTCCATCGGAAAGAGTTAATTCAAAATGTCCTCTCATATAATTGGTTTTGGTTTGTTTTTGCTATTAGTTAGTTCCTACAGTTAAAGGCCCTGTTCCTTTGAAAGAAACTGAGTAAGTAACTGGATTCTCCATATCAGCAGTCATATCTACACTCTCAATAAACGCTGATCCTGAATAGATAGTATCTCCTGTAATTGGAGTTACACCACCAACTGTATCATTATTCACTGTGGTAAATTTAACTGTAACTGCTGCTCTAGCGATAGCTAAGTTGTTTAACTCTGTTGTGCTAATGTAAGAAGCTACTGCTCCAGGTACTACTGTAGCCAAACCATCGGTTGTTAAAGACCATGATTTTTGTCCACCGATTTCATCTGCCCATCCTAAACTTTGTTTAGTAGAAGCATCAGGAGTGTCGATAGCTAAACTCAAAGAACAAGATGTTGCGTATCCTATTACTTCAGTTCCGATTAGAACTACTAATGAAGTTCCGTTAAATACACTTGTTGTTGCCATTTTATTTTATTTTTCTTTATGTTAATTGATTCACGAAATGTTCCATTGTTATCACCCTTCTAAACACATAAACCTCATTAACATAGTCAAAGGTAGCAATATTACTACCAATCTTACAGGTAACTATCTTAAAATCAGGTGCGGTGCTTGGGTAATTAGGTGGTCTTACCCCTACTATACCTAATAATTCATTGGCATAAGTGTCAACCGTTTTTTGCCCTACTTCTCCTGCTTTAAAAGTCGTATATACTATGTCAAATTGGATAGTAACATTGAAAGCAAATGTTTGTTTGTTACTATTGTCAATTTGTGTTTGACTACTGATAACTAAATAAGGTGGCTCTACTGTGTCAGGTGCTATGGTATCATAAGCAGCTAATGAGTAGGATGCCGAGATAAACTTATCGTAATAAGCCTTCCTTAGTGTATATCCGCAGTCCTTCATTTTGGTACAAATTTAATGAAATATATTTATATCCTTATTTTCTTAATCTTATTCACCATCTTGCCTAAAACTTCGCTATAAGAATTAAACATATATGGTCTATATGGCATACCTATTGTTTTCTTATTCCTTTTAAATGTAAGAGCATAGGCTTCTAAATCACCCATATTTACATTAGGATAAACTGGTATTCCAAATCCAAAATCTCCAGTACCAAATTCAACATAAGGAGCATAATGTGCACTTGCGTAAACAGATGCACCTTGTCCTTGTTGGTAAGGAGTAAAACCAATAGATCCTTTTAAAAACCCAGTTTTAACTGGAACTTTAGCTTTAGCAGAATTAGATATTTCTTGAGCAGACTCATTAATTATTTTTATAGACTCCGTAGCTACCTTTTGAGGTGCTTCTTGAATCTTTTTTAATATAGCAGCCACTCCTGTTATTTTAGCCGTAAATGCCATTACTTTAAAGATGAACAAGAAATTAAAAAATATTGATGCTCATCTCTTTCATCAATTATTGAATTAATCATATAAGTCCTTGATTTATAACTAATTACAAGAGAATTATTAAATGTCTTTTCAGATGTAAATCTTATTCTAAAAGTAATAGAATCGTTTAGATTATCCTTTCCTGCAATATTGGTTCTGCTATTAGTATCAACTACTACTTGAGCCCATGATGTATAATAGGTAGAAAGAGTATTTACAAACCCTCCTGCACCATCTGACACTCCAGTCTTGCTTTTAAATATAATCCTTTGTCTAAATTGACTAATCATTATATGAAGTAGTTTATTCTTTTATATGGTTGTACAAGCTCGTAAGCAGTCATTTGTAACTCGTTTAACTTGTCGTTTGGACTCTCAGATGCTCTGAAGTCATAAAGGTCAGCTACGAGCTTTAAAATGGCATTGTAGATGCTTTGTGGAAGTGTAGTGAATCCACAAGTATAGGTAAATCTATATTCTCTCTCAGGAAAGCTAACCATATATACTTTTTTATAAGTATCTCCAAGTACATAGTAATCAGAATTAGCTACGGCTTCTATCCAAGTATTACTAGAATAGTATTCAACTTTTGTGATAGTATTTATGGGTGCGTATGGAGGTTCAATAAAGAAATCTACATAAGCTACCACCTTTAATGTTCTAGGCGAAAATGCACTACCTGCGTATTGTTCTAGTCTTTTTGTTGCAGAATCTATTAAACTTTGTATCAAAGCATCATCTTCATTAAAGTCAACCCTTAAATAGTTTTTAGCATCTGCCAATGTAACAAGTGTTGCGGTTGGGGCAACTAATGTCGTAATATCTCTAACTATCTGCATTATACCTAATTTTTACAAAAATAACTAAAATATACTATACATAAAAAGGGAGTAGCTTTTGACTACTCCCCATAATATAAGCAATTTATGCTATATAGACTAAGCTATATTTCCGAAATCACCATATACAAACGCACCACCATAGTAGATAGGGAATGCGATTCTAGCCTCAACACGAACTGTGATTAAGTTTTGTTGGAAGTTAGTGCCATCAAATTCAGAGAACTGAACATTGATACCAGTATGTTGCATGATTTGAGCACCCATATTCCAGTCACCCACTAAGAACTTGTCAGCAGCGATTGCGGTTGACTTGTAACAAGGGATACCTGCGATAGATAAAGTACCATCAGTTGTTACAACTGTAGAAGCTGGTAAAGAGTAAGCAGAAGCTGTATTCTTAGTATTTACGATTGCAGCCCAATCAGTTGGGTTAATCAAAATACCTGTAGCAGAATAGTTAGAAGCTTCAACTTGTGCGATAGCTTGTACTAATTGTTCAACGTCAACAGTAGCAGCACCAGTTGCAGCAGCAGCAGCAACAGTCAAACCTCTAAGGTTTGGAGAAGTACCATTACCATTTAATAATTGAGCATCTTCTTGTAACAAATATTGCTCTAATAAACGAGCTTGTAAGAAAGATGTCATTCCTGGAACGTCATCTAACATTTGACGAGAGATTTTCAAGAAACCTGCGATGTATTGTGCAGGAGCATCTTGCATTGTGATAGCAAAATCTAATTGAGATTTAGTGTTACCTTCAGTTTGGTTACCTACAGAACCAGTATCAGCACTTTCATAAGGGAAAGTAAAGATACCTTGGCTCATTGAACCTACTGGCAATAAGCTTCTTAAATGCACCTTACGAGAAGGTAATTCATATACTTTGTTAGCATATTCACGAGGAATAGATCCTGTCATTGATGCAGCTTCAGTCATTGTGATAGCTTTAGTATCCAATACGAAACCTGCGTTTTTTGCTTCATGACGACCAACCTTTGCGATTGCGTCAGAATTTTTTTCGATTCCTTCAGCCAATAAGGTATTAAAGGATTTTACTTCATTTTGATTCATTGTCTTACGATTGCTTTTTGCTTCTAATTTCTCGATTTCATCCTTAACAACTGAGATTTGAGATTTTAACTCAGCGTTTTCATTTTTTAGTGCTTCGATTGATCCGTTTACACCTTCAAACTTTTCAGTTACTTCGGTTTTTACGCTTTCGAAACCACTTTTGATTTCTTCTAACATCTTAATTAAAGATTTTAAATGATTGTAAATAATTGACAATTTCCATCTCAGCCTTAACATTCGGATTATTGGTATCTTCCAATGCTTTCTCAAGCGGTTGTGAATCTCCATTAATTGAATTTCCGTTTTCGATTTCCGATAGATATTGTTGTAATTGTTTGAGCCTTAATTCTAACAATTCAAATGTAGCATCTGTAAAGTTTCCGATTCTTAATGACTTAATCGTTTTATTAATTTCATCATTAATATCAGCTTTGGCTTCTGATTTTACATTTACTGTTGGAGTATTAGCATTAGCTCCCCATAATACGGATGAGCCTTCATACAATTTAATTTCTGTTATTTCATTAAATTGGCCTTTTGACTGAGATTTTACAGTCTGAAAACCAATAGAATGTTCTGTAATATGACCTGCTTTGTATAGTTCATACAAGTCGTTACCTAGTGTAGTGTTAGGTAGTTTTACTTGAGCCTTTAAACCAAAAGAATCTTCTTGAATAGAAAATGGTTTAGCAATAGGCTTATCTGTAGAATGGTTCATTAAATGCCATACTCTATTTTTACCTTGTGGTCCATTTTCTTTCAATGTCTTTGTAAAAGCACCTGGAGTTATAATATCACCATCGCTATCTACATTACCAAAAGCAGAATAGTAAACCGTAATGGTTCTACTATTATCCTCCATATCTATTGGAGCTGCGTCTAAAGACTTCTTGCTATAAAAATTACTCATATTTATTTTTTTAAGCTATATACACCGTACAGCATCGACAGTTGCAGTTATTTTTTGCTCCGCCACTTGCATCATGTGCATATTGCATTTCAATTACACCATAATCAGGAGTGTTTACTAAAAAAGGTTGATTTACCTCTAATCTTACACCACCTGTATCTGGGTTAGTTTGTTTATCCAAAGCTTGATGCCAATATCTTGGCTGACCAGACTTTGTAGGATATTCAGCAGCAACCCATTGTTTTAGCAAAGGTATGTTAACTTTTACTGCTGCGCCTACCGCACCTGCACTTAATGCTTGATGAGATTCGGTTCTAGCAATCATTAAACTCCTTGCATTGTTTATTGTTCCATCCTTCAATAGTTGAATAGCCATTTTGTTGACTTCATCATTTGAAAGATTATTTTCTACTCCATACTTAATAGCCTTGTTTAATAACCTAGCTATTTCGCTATCAGTTGTGTTTTGTATGCCATACATCTTTACCCCACTATAAGTGGTCCAATATGACAGCATAAACGCTACCCAATCTTTAAAAATGCTATCAATATTAAAATCTATTGAATCATCTTTTTTATACTTGTCAAATATCTTTTCATACCTCATTGCGGTATATCCACCCACTCCTTCGTACAAAGTTCGTAAAATATTTGAAACTTTACCTGTACTAAAAAATGTCTTGCGTTGATTTACAACTTGCTGTGCTCCTAATTCATGTACCAACTGTGCAGCCTTGTTGAAATCATGCTGAAGTGCTTCCTGTATTTTAGGTCGGTATTCAGAGATTGATTTCCTTGCAATCTTTTGTTGCAAGTTGAACTGTTGTGATGGATATATGATTTTTGACATTAATCATTGCTTTTAGCATCTATCTTCTCAAGCATCTTACCTGCTGCTATAAAAATGGCGTCTAAACCTTGTTGAGCAGAACGTTGTCTAATAGCAACTAAACCAGCTCTATCTACGTTTTTATAGTCAGAAGTGAATACATAGTGATAATGGTCTTTTGTTTTAGGATCAGCTTGGCTATTGATACCTAAATGCCACTTACCATATGCTTCGATACCATTTGCATCTATATAATCGTTTTCTTCTTGTGTAGTAGGGTGATTCCATGCACTTGGCTTGATAACATCACCGCTAGCAATTAAAGAATTTGCATGAGCAATACCACCTGGGTTTGTCTTGTCTGTCTTCTTTTGTTCTAGTTCGCTTAAAGCTTTTGCTAAAGATTCAAATGATTTGAATTCCATATTCTTTATTTTGATGGGTTGTAAGCCCAGTTTTTAAGTGATATATCTCTTTTGCTTGGACATCCTTGCACAGCAGGTTTGCCTTGTTCAGCACCTTTCATTCTACTTACAAAGCTTATTGTTCTATTAGCTGATTTTATATCAGATGCACCCCAGTCAGATTTCTTCTTTGATAATAACTTTAAGTTTCTACTAATAGGGCTTCTATCAAGAGATGCTTTTTTAGAACATTCTGTTTTTGACCATGCCTCTAATTCAGAATAAGACATATTAACCGTATCATGATACTTTGCATATACTTCATCTAAAGTTGCTTGTAAGTCTTTTTTAGAATCCACATACAAATCAAACAAACTATCATATAAATTATCTAAAGATTCTAATTGCATTAGTCTAAGGTTAAAAGGTAAATTGTTTCTGCTACTAATTGAGCTACTTCATCAACTTGGTTTTGTATCCAAGACTCTTGAGGTATCCCTGCTCTTTGGGTTTGTATGTAGTTGTATAAATCTTGAAAGTATAAAATAACACCATCACAATCTACATAATCTTTTAATGTTTGTACTGAGTAGCCTTGTGGTCTGCCATATATACCACTAGTTGATTCAACTAAACCATCTACGATTTCAACAATCTCATCATAAAAATTGTTTAATGCTTTATGACAAGCTAGGTCATCCGTTTGATGATGCCATACTATAGCTTGTTGTTTAGCACTATGTAATTGTGATATAAACTCTACGAATGTTGCCATAATTATTATTTTACTGGTGGAATATTATAATCTCCTTGTTGTTGTGCGTTAGTCGGATCTTGCAGCATTGTGATTTCTGCGATAGGTAAATAACCAGCAGGAATATAAATCTCATCCATTGTTTGGTCGTGAACAGTATCATAACGCATAGCAGCTCTTTTCTCATTAGGAGTAATCCACCATGATTGAGATAAGATACCGCTTAACTCTTTCATATCCTCTTGCAATTCTGGAAATACTGTAATATCGAAATCGATATAATAATCTTTACCCATTTCATTTGCAAAGAATCTATTGAAAGCATCACGAAGCAATACTAACTCAGGAAGAACTACTTGTGTAAGCATTTCCTTTTTAGCTTCCTTCATGTTATTGTAAGTCTTATTATCAGGATCGTTAAATAACGCAGAGTTTACTCCAAACACATTACAAAGTTCTCTAAGCGTGATTTTCTCTGATTCTAATATTTGTAAATCAACAGGACTCATTCCCATATTCACCCAACCCAATTTAGCTCCTGCGATTAAAATATTTCCTGCATTCTTTGCAATTCTTCCTCTTGTTCCGTATTGATTGTAGAAATCTTCTTTTAACTTACCAGCTTGTTCAGGGCCAAAGTCATTTGATTCATCTGCATATAAGATTCCTTTAGGGCCTTGGTTTTGCAACATACCTACAGAAGTATCCTTAGCGTCGTTGCTACGTTGTATTGTTCTATAAGCAGCTTGTAGTGGCGACAAACCATAAAGCTGTTGAGCATTCGTATTAAATAAGGGGTTGA